CAACCAAAGTAACCATGGCCAAAATGGATGTCAAGTCCATGCCCGCCAGTTATCAGGCCGCTTTTGCTTTAGCGGCTTTGGCTGATGCGCAGGACGAAGAGGACGACAGGGCATATAACGAGAACAAGCAGACGGAGACAGAAGAGTTTTTTGCCAGCTACAAGCCTGTTAATCAGTTAGCCTCTCTTGATTTAAGCGTCGCTCCTGTCATGATGGCTGATGGTGGGGAGGTAACGGAGCGCAAAGATGAGCCCATCTTTGATGCGGCGTCGAGAACTTATGTAGATGTTCTGACGGGCCGCCGCACACCTATTACTGAAAAAGATTTCACGGCCAAGGAACAGATGGCGATGATGGATGCTGTCAGGCGTTCTCAAGCTAGGGGCGGCAAGGGCCGTGTGGATTATGAGGACTATCCGTCAGGTGACCAGATCGGTCCGGGGTTCGTGGACATTAGAAATACGCTGGGTGGTTTTCAGTACAAGCAAAACTCTGATGGATCTACCAGCATTTCTGACAGGTACGATTTCCACGGACCGCGGGCCGCGGAGTACGAGAAGATGGGTACAGGCGAGAAGGTATTGAAGTCTGCCAAGAATGCTCTGTCTGCTTTTGTCAAGTCTGGTGGTGGCGTGCGTGATGCGGCGGGTGAGTTAGGTGATGCGTGGATCGGGAGCAAAGGTCCTCAGGTCAACATCCGTATTCCTGTTAAGCGTGCAGACGGAAGTCCTGAAGAGGGTGAACGTTTGACCCCGCAGCAGATAGAGCGTTTGGCGATGGAAAGCAATACACCGGCTACTGTCAATCCAAATATCAGAAAGCAGGGGGAAGCGGCTAGGAAGTTGGCGGCTATGCGGGATGTAAATACGTTGCCTGATCCGAAGACCTATGCTGTTATGCAGGGATTACTTGGCACCCGTCCGGATGAGATGGGGTTTAGTGTGTTGAACCCCAAGTTAGATGAGATTAAAGCGGTGGCGGAACCTGCGTTTGCTGCGGGGACCGCGCTTCAAATAGCGCCAGCACTTCAGGCGTTGGGCCTTGGCAAGGTGCCGGGAGTTGTGGGTGGTGAGTTAAACCGCAGGTTACTGGCGGGTGAATCGCTGACCCCGGGCTTTAATACGCCTGCTCCGATTAATTTCATCCGCCGCCCTGCTGGTGGGGTGTTTCCAACGGCGAAGAGCGTGGACGAGGAGCCAATATCTGGGTTGGATAAGTCAATAAAAAGTACGTTGGACAATAATCTAAGTTATGTTAGAGCACCAGCCGAGAACAAAGAGGCGGCAAAGCAGTTTATGGATACCAAGCTGCGCGATTACTTTAAGACCAAGGCAAGCAGCGTTTCGGATCCGCTACGCGAAGCCCTGATCAATGGCCGTATTAAGATTCCAAAAGATTCTCCGTTAGAAGAACAATTCCCACAGGCCCTGATTAATGCTTCAAGGGCAGGCGATGTTACGGCGATGAGGGAAATAGAAAATCGCTTTGACAAGATGATGAACATCAGCAACTACCGCGTTAGGCCCGCAGGGACTGGGCCAGCTACCGACAGAGAGGCAACAGAGGCATTTAAACAAACAATTTTGCAACAGATGAAAGCTAATCCGAGCGTTATTCCGGATGAGTTTTTGTTGCGATTGGCAAAAAAGGATACGAGCAAACTGTCTAAGCAGGAGCAGGCGGCAGAAGTTGCCGGTATTCGGCAAAAGCTTGCGGATAACCCTACACTGTTTAACACAGTGATTGAGCCAAAGATGACTCGGTTGTTGAGTGATCAAATGCTTGAAACTGTAAACCCAGATAGCCTTACTCAATTTGCTGATCTTTATCCGGCTTTAGTAAATGCGCCAAAGCGACAAGAAGGAATCATGGCGTTACAGGCAGATGTGCCTATTACGGATGTAAATTACATGGGTATTCCTGAGATATTTGGCATAAGTAAGTCCGATTTAATAGAAGAGTTGACAAAAATTAGTCCCAAAGATCTTGCACAAATGAGCGTGCCGGAGTTCTATGCCAAGGCTATTCCATCAGTTGCAAAAAAAGAGGCATTTAGGGAAAACATTCGCACTGTAGACAAGTTGGCTAAAGAAGGAAAGCCGGTTCCTGCTGAAATTGGTCAATTTGGCACTAAAGAATTCTTGCCAACCGATTACAAGGCATGACATGGCGCGAGATTACCGATCCCAAAGCTGCCTTAATTCAAGCAAAGTTTTTGAATAATTCAATAGGCGGTTATGCGGAAGCTGGCACATATGGCCCCCTGAATAAAGGCCTCAATGCGTTAAAGGATGGAGAAACGCGTTTGTTTAGCTTGTACGATAAGAATGGCCATGCTGTAAATAACGTTGAATTTATAACGCCTGAAATAGCTGGCGACAAACTTTATGGCAACAAAGCAAACACCATTACGCAAATGAATGGCAACGGCCTTAGGACAGGAAACGTAACGCCAGAAAACTATCCGCAGCAAATGATGGACTTGATTGATGCATTGCAGCCCACGTCTATTCCACCATCAATTAAAAACTTGTTATACAACTACACCAATGGCATAACACCTCCTGCCCCCGTTATTCCGCCTAATCCTGCGGGATGGGGTGATGTTAATCTGGCCAATGGGGGTATGATCGAGCGCCAGCCCAACGATAACCGTAGATATCTGTAAGGACACAGTATGCCAATTGAAAAGAACGTAACCATAGACGACTTGCCAGATGGTGATGTGTCCGTGGAGATGGACGATGAGCCTTCATCCAGCATCGATATTGAATACGACATGGATACGGGTGCGGCGCTGGTGAACATTGGCGAAGACGAAGATGATGTGCCGTATGACAGCAACTTGGCCGAGGTCATTGAGCCTGATGTCTTGCAGCTTATCTCCTCTGACTTGATGTCTTTGTTTGATGCTGACAAGTCTTCACGCAAGGAGTGGGAAGAGCAGTACAGCAAGGGCATGAAGATGCTGGGCTTCACGTTTGAAGAGCGCACCAAGCCATTCAAGGGCGCGTGCGGCGTGCAGCACCCACTTTTGACAGAGAGTATTGTTCAGTTCCAAGCCCAAGCGCTTAAGGAATTGATGCCCGCGGGCGGTCCTGTGCGCACGCAGGTGTTGGGCAAAGAAACACGTGAGAAGTTGATGCAGGCGGAGCGCGTGCGGGACTTCATGAACTACCAAATCACTACGGTGATGGAAGAGTACACCCCTGACTTTGATCAGTTGCTGTTCTATGTGGGTTTTGGCGGCTCGGCGTTCAAGAAAGTTTACTTTGACGAGACCAAGGGCCGCATGGTAAGTGCTTTGGTGCTGCCGGATAACCTTTACATCCCGTACACAGGCTCATCGGTGATGAGCGAGTGCCAGCGGATCACGCACCGCGTTCCGATGTCCACCAACGATTACCGCAAAGCGGTGTTGCGTGGTCAGTACTTGGATACAGCGCAGATGACGACTGCTGCGGAGACAGGCCAGAGCATTATCAAGAAGGAAACAGACCGCACAACAGGCGTTGATCCTACTGGTGTGGAAGAAGAGATCTGTTTGCTGGAGTTCTTGGTTGATTTGGACATCCGCGGCTTTGAGCATCAGGATGAAGACGGTGAAGAGACAGGTATCAAGTTGCCATACATCGTCACGATTGACGAGATATCTCAATCTGTGGTGGGTGTGCGCCGTAATTGGAAAGAGGGCGACCCCCTGTTTGCGCGCAAGCAGTACTATGTGCATTACTTGCTGGTTCAAGGCCCCGGAGCGTATGGTTTGGGCTTCTTGCACTTGGTTGGTGGTTTGACAAAGACGGCTACTTCTGCACTGCAGCAATTGGTGGACGCTGGAACGCTTGCTAACCTTCCTGCCGGCTTTAAAGCCAAGGGTGCGCGCATTGCAAACGACGATACACCTTTGTCACCCGGTGAGTTCAGGGATATGGACGCAGGTGGTGCTGAGTTGTCTGCATCTTTGTTGCCACTGCCGTACAAAGAGCCAAGCCAGACCTTGTTTGCGCTGCTTGGTTTCTGCGTAGATGCTGGTCGCCGTTTGGCAAGCATTACCGACATGCAAGTGGGTGACAGCAACCAGAATGCTGCTGTTGGAACGACGATTGCTTTGCTTGAAAAGGGCAGTGCGGTCATGTCGGCAATTCACAAGCGTTTGCACTACAGCCAGCGCATGGAATTTCAGTTGTTGGCCAAAGGTTTTGCAGATTACTTGCCGCCTGATTACCCATACGACGTTCCCGGTGAGAGCCGCAGGATCAAGGCAAAAGACTTTGATGATCGCATCGATGTTCTGCCTGTTTCTGACCCCAACATCTTCTCTGTTGCCCAGCGCATCACGATGGCGCAGACACAACTGCAATTGGCGCAGAGCGCACCGCAGATGCACAACATGTATGAGGCATATCGCCGCATGTATGAAGCAATTGGTGTGCGGGACATCGACACGATCCTAAACAGCCAACAAGTGGACAAGCCAAAGGATCCTGCAAGCGAGAATGCGCAGTCTTTGGACGGATCACCTCTGAAAGCCTTTGCTGGCCAGCAGCACGATGCGCACATCATGACGCATTTGATGTTTGGTCTAAGCCCAATGCTGCAAGGCATGCCAAACGTTGCTGTCACGTTGCAAAAACACGTGTTTGAGCACATCCGTTTGAAAGCGGAAGAGGAAGTGGAAGCTGAGTTGTTCATGCAGTACGGCACGGACCCTGACAGGCTTGTTTCTTCTCTGCAGCGCGAGGCAATGGTTGCGATTAAGGTTGCACAGGGCTTCCAAGAGGTCAAGAAATTGCAACAAGAGTTGCAAGGTCCCCCACAGGATGATCCTTTGGTCAAGTTGAAGGAAAAAGAGATTGCGCAGAACGGTCAGCGCGACCAAGCCAAGCTCCAGATGGACCAACAGCGCATTAGCCTTGATCAGCAGAAGGAACAGAACGATGTTCAGTTTGATTCCGCACGTATGGCACTGCAACAACAGGCTGCTGCACAAAAAAGTTCACAAGATGCGATAAAAAATGCTCAACAAGGGGTAAAAAATGCAAGCCAAAGCAACAAAAAGTCCTAAAAAAGCGCCCAAGGAGATGTCCGGAGCGCCAAAACGTGTAAAAACACCACAGGATGATCCAAAAATTACGTATGTTTACCGAAAAGATGCATTTAAGAAGGTAAAAATAGCGTAATAGTGTGCATAATGCACACGTAACCTTCGGACAGGGGTCTATCTGTCTGCTTCATTGGAGTTATCCATGCTTGAATTTGCAGAGAAAGTCATATTTGCCATTCGCAGGCTTGAGAACGAGACTAAAGACTTCGTTAGCAGCGGCAATGTCAAATCGATGGAGCAGTACAAACATTTGATGGGCCGGTTAGAGGGTTATGCGTTTGTTCAGGAAGCCATACAGGATGTCTTGAACAGGAACTCTGATCAATAAAGGACCAAACAGATGGAAATGACTGCATTAGAGAAGCGATGGGCTGAGGAAGCGGTTGAAAAAGCCGCCGCTGAAGCTTCTGCTGCTGAGGCTGCCAAGATTGAAGCGGCAGAAGAAGAACAGCGCATCGAAAACATCAAGGATCACCTTCCACAGCCCACAGGCTGGCGGATTGTTGTGTTGCCCTACAGAGGCGCTAAGAAAACCAAGGGCGGCATTGAATTAGCCGAAGAAACCTTGGAACGAC